TCTTCAGGTCCAAAGATGGTTGGTGTTGTCTGGAGTGGGACATATGGAGCATACACATATCCAGACTCAAGGAAGCTATTACCACGACGACCAACGAGAAGAACGTTACGAAGGAAGTATGGGTCAACAATGACATCAAACTTCTTGCTGAGGTTACCGACATTGACAGCACCAATGGAGCCAGTCTCGGCGTCAGCAGTAACGCTAGCACGGAAGCCAGCAGTGAACTCAAGGATGTTAGCAACCTCTGGTCCGCA